ATCACACTTGGCACAAATGGAACGATGGTTCTCACTGCAAACGTTGCTTCAAAGACAGATGGCACACAAGGTGCAATTAACATAATGAGATCAGCAGGCGATCACAAGACAACGCTCGGCCCAAATAACAACGGTCTGCAAGATTCAAGAGGGATTCCACTATTATCTGTTCCAATGCAAGTAACGATGACGACGATGGGAGTTCCAATTGCACAGCTATATCAGACGTATTTCTTGGATTTTAACACGGGAACAACAATCGACAATCTATACAATTGCGTTCAGCTGAGTCATTCGTATGCACCAGGGAAATTTACAACGAATTGGACATTTGCTTATACGCAGGGTTATGCAAGATTCATGGCTCCTCCCTCTGTTGCTTCAGTTATAAAGGGCGCACTCGCTGATGCAATAGAACAAAATACCAAAAAATCACATTAATGCAATCTTGACGCGTCAAGTGTTACAATCATTAAAGTGCGTCGATTTTGTATAGATTCATTGGTTCTCGGAACAAAACGTCATATCATTGGCGATTCAGAAGGATTCATTTGGTCTGATTCTGTTCCGCGTGATACATGGCACATGACAGGAGAGATCAAGGCCAATTCATCTAGATGTCTTGATACGCTGATGAAATTGGCACATCACGAACCGACAAAGCCTCCGTCAATTCATGCCCATATTATGTCGTCATTGGTCCCACCTGGCACACCTATCCCGTGGCAGCAGGTGCTACCGCAGGATACATTCAGAGAATTCTTCAAAAATCTTGTTCAGGAAACAATTGATGTTTTTTCGGAATTACCGTTCGTCTATTACGAGTCTGCATGGATGGCTGCAACACGTGTTCTTTCTTCATTGGCTCCGGCATCAGTTGACGATGCTTTATTGTTGAAGCATGCATCAGAAGGAGGAACGAATCTTCCAATCCTTGAAAGTTTCCGACCGAAACGCAGCGGTTTTTGTCATCCAGTTGTTTACGATAGGTTTGCAACACGAACAGGCAGACTAACTGTGTCATCTGGTCCGAATATATTGGTTCTCAAAAAGACTTATCGTTCAATGCTCAAGTCATCATTTGAAGATGGCGTTGTGTGTTCGCTAGATTTTCGTGCTCTTGAAGCAAGAATCGTGCTTGCTGAGGCCGGAAGAAGTTCAGATGCAGAAGACATGTATGATGACATAGCTGAGAGTCTGTTCAATAGAACAATTGCTCGTGATGTCGTGAAGACTGCTGTCATTGCAGAGATGTATGGAATTTCACGTTCATCTTTAAAGACAAGGCTTGGTGTCTCAGATGCGGCTCTCGATTATTTCGTTGGAATCATTCGTGAACATTTCAAACTTGAACAATTGCATAAGCGACTAAATGAAGAAGCAAAGGCCACAGAACAAATCATCAATAGATTTGGAAGAAGCTTACGTGTCAATTCAAAACAGACAAATGTATTCATCAACACATATGCACAGTCAACGGGCGTCGATGTTGCAATGCTTGGATTTGATTCTGTTATCAGACAGCTAGGAGACGATGGAATCAGACCTCTTTTCGTCTTGCATGATGCTGTCATCTTGGATGTGAGGCGTGACAGGATAGAAGATGTCGAGGCAATGACGTCTGTTTCTGTGCCTACTTATGCAGTTCCATTTTTGCTAAAATACGAAAAAATATCGGTGTGATCATATATTTAAGTTTCTGGCAGGCATTATCATGAAAATTACAGCAACACAGCTACGAAGAATTATCAAAGAAGAGATCGAGCGAGCTGTTGATGAAGGTGCATATGATCTTAGTTCCGCAGATGCAATTGGCGAAGATGACGACGGCCCGGCCGAGACATTCAAGACTTACAAGTCTGTAGTCGTTTATCTTCTCGCAGGATCAGTCAGGATGAAGGAGTTTAAGAACAAGCGTGTTGATGTCGTAGCTGATTTGTTAAAGGTAGACGGAGAAAAACTAAAATATGGTGATGAAGTTCTTGGCAGCGGCTTCGAAGCTTGTACTGCTGTAAATGCTGACCGTGTTCCTGTTGCTCTCGTTGTTGGATCTGATTCTTCAAATGGACAGGCACGAGGTCTCGATGCAATACGAAAGCTAGCAATTGCAGATGAATCAGACGAAGACGATTTTTAAACATCCGTCTTTACGCATTCTACAATTGATGCATGACTCTTTCACCTGAAGACATCACATCAAATTTCGACAAGTATCGTTCTTTCTTTGAGAAAATCGGAGACAGATCAGAAGAAGCGCTCGCCCTGGTGGATCACCTCGGTGAGCGTCTTGCTATTTGTCCTGCATCATCAAGAAAAGAATTTCATGCTGCATGGCCCGGAGGATTGGTAGACCACTCGCTTCGTGTTCTTGGAAATGCATTGAAGCTGTGTAAGACTTTTGGTTGGGACATTCCTAGGGAATCATTGATCATTGGTGCACTTCTTCATGATATTGGAAAGTGTGGTCTCATTGAAGACAATGGAATTGTAGTAGATTACTACACAGCACAGGATTCAGATTGGCATCGAGATAAGCTTGGTGAGATGTATAAGATAAATAAAGAAATGTCATACATGTCAACTCGTGACAGGAGCATTCATACATGTCAGTATTTTGGATTGCATCTTACGAAAGATGAGTATCTTGCAATATTGCTCAATGATGGATTTGTGCTTGAGGAAAACAGACCTTATTGTATGAAGATCAACCCGCTTGTTTTTGTCATAATGACTGCTGACTACATTGCTTCCATGCAAGAAAAAGATAAAAATTGGTCTGCAAAAGTTTAATTCTGTATCAAAACTTATAAATGAATGTTTGAATAGCTTCTTTCATAAGTAAATCATAAACAATTACTATTGCTGTTCATATGGCTGATCTTATTGCTACAAGATCTGAGAAAAATTAGACAGAACTGCCTAATTATACACATGAACGAGCTGCTCCGGCAATATATCGCAGAAGTCGTGGCTGAAGTCAACGACGCGCGCGTGCCGAATCAATTGCTCTCAAAGACTTCAAAAAATAAAAAATCGGAAAAGGATAAGGAAGAGGACATGGACGAAGTCAATGTTGTTGCTAATATCGCAGGTTTCACAGGCCCATTGGGAGCATCGTCAGAGGACCTAAAAGGTTCCGGCGCAGGCCCCAAGAAGCGGAAGAATAATTCCGTTCGTTGGAAGTGAATTTTTTGACACAGTCAAAAGAGACGATCGTCAAATAAAAACATTTGAAGCGTCAAAGCGTAGATTGGTACGTGTATCCGATAAGGAGTTTGATGTTGCTCTTCGCAATTCTGCAAAGATGACATCGATCATGAAAACAATCAAAGGAATAGGAATAATAAAATGGGAATAGATCTAGAAGCAATTAGGAAGCGTGTCTCTGAACTCAATGGCTCGAACAAGACGTCATCTGTGCAGATGTGGAAGCCAGGTCTCGGCGAACACAAGGTTCGATGTCTGCCTTGGAAGAATGCACCAGAAGGTCAGCCATTTATAGAACGTTGGTTTTATTATATCGGCGAAAATAATGCGATCCTGGCACCCAACCAGTTTCATAAGCCAGATCCGATCAACGACCTCGTCAAGAAGCTGTACGGCAGCGGTAAGCCCGATGACAGAATTCTTGCAAAGAAGTTGTCTGCAAAGATGAGGTGCTATGCTCCCGTCATTGTCAGGGGAGAAGAAGAAAAGGGTGTTCTCGTTTGGGCATTTGGCAAGATGGTTTACCAGCGTATGCTTGGATTCTTTCTTGACGAAGACGTAGGCGATGTTCTTTCGCCTGTTGACGGTTTCGATCTCAAGGTTACGATATCAAAGTCTCCTGGCAAGCAGTTCAATGATACTGTTGTCGATGCAGCTCGGCGACCAAATAAGCTGCATGAAGATCCTGAAATCGTACAGAAGTGGTTGGCGTCAATTCCAAACATCGATGACATGTATCGTCTCAAGTCAACACAGGAGATCGAAGCAACACTCAATAACTGGTTGAATGGAGACACTGCTTCTGCAGAATCTTCAAATGAACCAGGCACGTCGCGCGGCCCTACACCGATAGATGAACTGGCAACACTTGCTGCAGAGGTTAGTTCATCTGCTGACAAGGCTGATAAGAAGCCAGCTAAAAAGCCTGATTCAAAGAAGAAGTCACTCGATGACGCCTTCGCTGATCTCATGGAAGACTGATAGCAACTGTGCCCTGCTGAAAATGCTTCAGCAGGGCACTTGACTTGCACCTTGATGCTGAGACAACAGTTGATACTAAGAAAGTGAGATTTGTAAATATGGCTAAGAAAAAGCTTGAATCGAAGAAACTAGAATCTACTGAAATTGAAGTATCAGATGATTCAGTTCATGATATGAGTAGCACGCTCATTAAGGAATTAAATAAGGCATTTGGATCGCGAGTCGCATTCAATCTGTCAGAGGATGATGCACCGACAATTGTAAAGCGATGGATTGATTCTGGTTCAGTTCAGTTAAATTACATGATGCGCAATCTTGCAGGAGGAGGCTATCCTGAAGGAAGAATTATAGAGATTTATGGGGCACCATCTATTGGAAAGTCTCATCTTGCATTTCATGCTGCATTGAATACACAAAAGGCTGGCGGCTTAGTTGTCTATATTGACACCGAAAACGCCGTAAATCCACTCAAGCTAGCAGAGATGGGTATCGATGTAAAGAAGCGGTTTGTCTATTGCGATTCACATATGACAGAGGAAGTGTTTTCTATCATTGAATCAACAATCTTAAAAGCAAAGCAGATTATAGACAAGAACGTTCCAATTCTAGTTGTATGGGATTCTGTTGCTGCAACTTCACCAAAAGCTGAACTCGACGGTGAATATGAAGACAATACAATAGGCCTGCAGGCAAGGGTAATTTCAAAGGGAATGCGAAAGATTACTGGGGTTATAGGTCAAAATAATGTAACGCTGTTATGCTTGAATCAAATTAGAGATGCCATAGGCGTAAAATACGGAGATCCTACATGTGTTGATCCGCACACGACAAAAATTAAAGTAAGATTTAAGAAGGATAGCAATTTTGCCAAACTTCTAGAAGTAA